TTATGCGTAATCTGATCTTCTTCGCCAATTCCGAGACAAAACGAACGTTCCAGCATTGTTCAAAAACAGAACAAACCGATTCGAATAAGGTCCGCCTGTTCCCGGTGGCTTAAACCGTCCTGTTGAAAGGTTTTTCCCTGTGCAAATGCTTCCGTGAATATCGAGAGTAAGCGGAATCAGAACGCCCTCTTTACTCCTGTACCCACTTCCAACAAAATCCATTCCGGGAAATGCTGGGTCAGATGGAATCAGCCCGGCACAACCAAAGCGCCCGCCATCATACTGCTCATCAACCAAATGTCCGACTTCGCCATCAAATGCGCCACCGTCAATTTCAGGGCTTTCAAGCGTGTTCCCCTCTCCACCAATTACATCCCCGCTAAAGTGTTTTCGGTGTACGGTTTTTGAGAAGTTAAGCCCAATTTCCCCACGGTCATGAAATCCGCAAGGAACTACATTGATATAGGTATCGAGCGGAGCAGCTTCAAATGGCGTTTCCCGATCGATGGTCAGCGTGTAGTAGTATCCTCGTTTAAGGCATTCCGTGCTCGCAGTGATAATGTATGACTTCTTTTCGTCCTTTACAAGGATCGGTTCGGGCGGACAACAGCCTTTATGCAGGACAGTTTCGGCGATAACCTCATCTGTGTGTATAGTCAGCTGCGTTGCGTCCAATCGTTTCATTTCTTTACGTGACGGCACGGGGAAGGAGTATCCGTTAAACTCTCGACAACGGCACTCGTTATTACAGCCGCACATAAAGTTGTGCGTATGCATTAATGTATGCATGGTAGCTCTCCTTAAAAATATATGGTAGCGGAGAGAGTTCAGCCATCCGTTGCAACGTCCGGGGATAGCCAAACAATTACCGCCCGTAAACTGCGCTCCGGAAACGCAGATTTACGCGGTGATGATTAGCAGGCTATCGGCCTGCACGCGCCGTCAAATGGATAAGGCGCTGGTGGGTGAACTGGATATGCAGGCATAACCGGCTTCGGCTGCAAGCACATCACGGTTTTTAGATAATTAAGCTCTTCGCCTTGCTTGCGGATAATGTCTTGGTCAAATCTACGCTCAAGCCCATCTATGCGCCCGATTATCTCACCCTTGGATTGCAATCCCAAAATTTCAGAATTTTTAAACCCAATAGCCATTTCATAGCGGTGGTCGCTATGCGCTTTCGCATCCTCTGCCGACAGTCTCCAAGCTGTGTCTTTCATTTCATCTCTGACGTTCGCAAACTGAGTCATCATGTCGCGCTCCACGTCCCAGATTTTTTCGTCGGTACAATGGTTGCTGTGGACTCGTCCACCTAGCCCACCGCCCAACAATCCGGCGGTCAAAAGCCCCTCTCCTAGTCCGTCAGATTTGCGGTTGTCGTCTCTGCGCCAAAATATAAGCGCAAAAAAGATTATTACAAGCGCAAAAAGCCATGTGTGACTATAACCTGCACCATCATGACCACCCGTTGACGTCATAACATTTGGAACTTTTCCTGTGTTTTCGTATACCATTTTTGTACTCCTTTCTTCATCGTTCTATAAAAACAGGCAGCCTGTATTTACGACTCGTCTTTATGGTATTCCTCATAAAACTTCAAGTCCCTCTGAACATCCTCTTCGCTCGCTGCGTCGTGACGGACTCTCTCGTGGTCATCATGCTCTGGAAGATGCTTCACATGTTCGTCCTCAGTTACCCTTTCGATTTGCGGTAATCCTGTCGCGATTTTTTTAATAACAGGAGATAATGCAAGCCCAAGACCGGCCCCTATAAGTAATCCTGTTTCTAGTGATTTATCCATCATTTTGCACCTCCAAAAAATGATACAATCTTTCCGAATATGCCCAATTCTTTTGCGCACGAAATTATGTAAGGCAAGGCCTCGTCTGCATTTTTTTGCTTTAACACTTGATAGTGCTGCATGTTCGCAAGCCTTGACGTATCCCACCCTTTAGCCTGTGCAACTTGCTCTAAAGCGCCAAGCGCCATGCCAGGTGTTGCATATTGCATAGGGTTAGATAATATATTTTGACAAATCTGTGGTGCTTCTGACGGAAGCATTCCTTTATTAATCATGTGATTCATTGCACTATTTAACACGTTAGGGATCATTTCCCATTCTCCTTTTTTACAAATTTCCCATCGGCATCACGCTTTGGGCTTTTCGATTTCGTATCGCTCTTTGCCAAACGCTTTAACAACTGCTTAATTTCAGCCATTTCACGCTCCAAACAATCGAATCTTTCGCAAAACTTATCACCACTTGCAGAGGCTTCCGCCTGCGCTAAAAAGTCAATCGCGACAGGTTCTGTTGGAAGCGCTTCTGGCTGGTAATATTTGGTTAGTGTTTTCGGTATGGTTGCATCATGCCATGCTGTTAAAAACTTATCGCTCGCTTGAACGTAAAAGTTCAACCGTTGTCCAGATTGTATAAACACCCAATTTGTTATGTGCTGCTTTATGTCGTCTTCCGTATTAACTGTAATCAGCGGAGGGGCTTGGCTTTGCTGCTCGGCCCCGGGTTGCCCACTGCCATAAAGTCGAGCTTCCATGTCTCGCATTTTCTGTTGGAGACTTTCAACCTCTCCTCTATAGCTTGGTTGCGGAATCATTGGCCGGCCATAGATGTCTTGCGGGTAATAGCTCATAAAAGTTCTCCTTATTTAGATAAGGGTAAAGTTTTCTTTCCTTGTTTTTTTCTCATAGGGTTCAGGCGTCTCAACGCAGCTTGCGCCGTGGCTCTATCCCTTTGCTGATTGGCTCTGCGATACGCTGCCATCAGCCCTTTTTCGGAAGCAACCCAGCGCCCACCACGCATAACTTTATATGGGTACTTTCGCACTCCCGGCTTCAAGAATGCAGAGCGTGGCATATTCCCCCTTGCCTTAGACCCTACCGGCGGGGCTTTCCATCCACCTCTAGTTGTTGGTCGCCTTATTGCCATAACTACATTCCAGCATGGGCAGACTGAAGGCGTTCGTCTTTTATTTTGTCAATCCCAGCTTTCCTATAAAGGTCGTAGTTGTTCGCAAGCAGCTCATGTGCTTCAAGATTTAGCCTTGCATGGTGCATAATTGCATCCCAGTGTGCACCTTTCAGCTCGTCCTCGCCGGATGGCTCTAAAGTTTCAAGCCACCGCTCATGGCGCTCGAGTATTCCGCAAATCTTATCCATTTAACGCATCCTCCTTTTGCAGGTCTTTTGGTATACATTTTTCACAAAGGTCACGCCTTGCATCAATTGCACTAGTCAGAACCTCCAATGTTCCGTTCCCTAGGTGCATTGCTATCAACCAATTGGCTGCAGCCTGGCTGTGTCCTAATCCTATTAGTTTTCTTGATATTTTCTGTATGTCCATAAAATCATCCCGCTATTATGATAAAACAAAAAACCGCACCCAAAAGCGCATAAAAGTGCTTTCAAAGTGCGGTTAATCGGCGTTGTGCCTAAATATTAAAATTTTTATTGGGGGTTTTGACTATTGCAATTGAGTCTGGTTGATGGTATTATGCATGTATCTTTTAACCTTAACTTTCAGGAATTGAAACAAATTTAACTGCATCCCCATAAAAAAGAACCTTGACCAAATCAGGGTTCTTCTTTGTTTGACATTAATATTATGAAACCTGCACCCCTTTCTCCACTTGTGGAAGATAGCACACTATCCTCCATTCTATTTTTCCATCTTCTCCCGCCCACATGTTGTTGATACGTTGTCTTATGAGGACACAGCATCGCTGTCCAACATTAAAGTTGCTGTCTTTTATTCGACTGTAGCGTTTCGCTTCTGGGCTCCCATAATGGAAGTGGTGCGCTCCGGGGCTTGCATCACCAAAGAGCACAATGCCTCGCTCCGCAATGTCGTCCCCGTATTTGCAAATTATTGCATTTGCGAACTTGTGCGGATCCTTGTATATCCGCAGAAGATTGGGGCGCTCGATTTGTTCAAGCGTCTCATTTGGGGAAGTTTTTTATTTATTTCCCCAAATATTTTAAAATGGCTTTATTTACAAACCCCGCCATGGTCTCACCATCCTGATCAAGCTTGGTTTTCCATGCTTCCGCAAGGCTTGCCGGAATCGCAACGCTAGGGCGGAACATGTTTTTTTCGCCCACTTGTTTCTGACAGCCGCAGAAGTAGTTGTCTTCCGGCGTGGGAAGATTTTAACTTCTGCGACAAACTCTAGGCACGACGCCATGCCCAAATAGACTTCTGTAGTATCGGTTATTTCGCCGATACTTTTCAGAAAGTTTTTTAATTATTTTTCTAAATTATAAATTTATATCAACACAGATGAAGAATTTTGTCAATAAAAAATAACCCCAAGCATATCGCTTGGGGCTAACTCGACCGATTATTAAACTCATGTTTTAGGCGCTTGTATGCCTTGCGTTTTATTCGGCTAACTTGTGATGGGTCACAATGCAGCTTTTCTTCACCGACTTTCCACCTCGGCCAGTCTTCGATATCGCAATAATATACCGCCAAAAACTCACGTTCTGGAAGCAACTCTCGCAACATCGCCGCTGCTCGCGGCTTGGTAAAATGCCTTAGAATCTCACGCACCATTTTGTGTGACTGCTCCAAGGTTTCACCTCATCCTTTGCCTAATTCGCTTTCTGAATCATCCGCTGTTGAAAGAACAAGCTCCGAATCATATCCTCAGTGATATCAAGGTCCGTGGGCAGCCCCTCTTCGTCAAGTGGGGTCATTCCTCTCCCCGTAACAATTCCGTCGGCAATCCACCGTCGGACTTGTGATTGGGCCCATCCCGGAACATCCTGTATTGTCATTATTCTAGGCATGTCGTCCTCCAAAATACTATTAAAATCCTCAAATGGCACAAGCCCAGGGCAGACCCATCCGTTAAAATCCCGGTGTCCATAAAACCTTTGAATGTTTACAAACCCTGCACCACCCTGATTTGTGGGCGTAATCAACCACCGGTTAAGTGCGTGAGCCGTGTCGATCATCTGCTGTGGAGGAATAGCGTTTGACCAATTCCCACCAAACGCTATTCCTATAGTGTGCCTGTTGACTGACCGGGGTCTAAATTGATTTAAAATTGTCTGATCGTACCTCAAAGTGTTTGTGCCGGGGATATTTTGACCGACTGCCGTATGATTTGCAATTCCATCAAGGTTCGAAACCATTTGCCAAACATCTCCGGGGAGTCCGTTATCTGGAGCCGTGGGCATAGGAATAATAAGCTGATATCCGGTGTTGCTATTCCTCATATGCGCTCGCGCAGAGGTTGCCGGACCATAGGCATGATGATACACTACTGCTGTTGTTGTGTCTCTGTTGCCCCGCCCATGATGACCCAGCCCCCGGGACAGGTCAATGAGCCGTATCATTTACTGTCCTTATCTATACACGTATCGGCTATAAAGTAGCAGACTACAGAAAGAGTCGCCGTTATTGTTACAGTGATTAAATCCGAGGCTGTTTCACTTAATCCTAACCCGGCGGCAATAGCCACCACTATAGCCGGCAACGCCCATAGCAGCTTTTTCTTTATTTTCTTTTTCATTTCGAGTCCTCCTAATCTGTCACAATCTGATTTGCTGCGACACGGTTAATGTGTCGATAGTAAGCTTCTTGCGTAGGCTCAGCGCGTTTAAGCGCTGCGTCCATTTTTCCATTAACCCGGCCCTCCTTGAGTGCATATGCCGTCGCTACGCTCAGCGACATGTTTGCGGATTGCAAGCTCATGGACAACGCTGATTCTTTCGCACGCAATTCATTATCGACCTTACGCTTTTTCGATTCGCGGCTAATCATTGCGATTAACACTGCTTGTAAGATTCCGAAAGCCCCTGCTATAATGTATCCTATATACCCCTCAAAAATACCCATTCTACGCCTCGTTCCGTTCGATTTTTTCCCACTGCCATACCCCAGGCGTTCCGGGCGGCCATACACACGGAATCATATCTCCAATGGCACGCCATGCGGTATCTTCATACAAATAATATAGCCCTGCAAGCACATCCATGCCGAAAACAAACGGTATTGGGTTTTCGGGCGTGCCAGATGCACCATTTTGTATTGGACGATAAATCGCAAGAGTATCAGCGCTGGGTGGTTGATGCAACTCTGAGGTAACGCCGTTAGGCGGCATGACTCTAAATAGCTGCCCATTATTCTTTATAACTTGCCCGTGCGCAAAAAACCTACCTGGAAACCATGGTTCCCATATATCAGGAGCAAGCAACGCCTCGTCATCAGAAAAGATGCCAGACTGCCGCTGCAAGGCTATTTGTTCCATTGCCCTTAATTGCTTTACCCTTTTCGCCTCGCTTCGTCTAAACATAACCGCCTCCGTAAATTATTGATATAAACTCCCCTACATCTACTATATCTGGGTCAGGTGGTGGTAGTGGTGGTGGGCGCTTACCGGTGGTCATCTGGGTGACAACCATTATCTTTTTATATACTGGTGATGTTTCCAAATCTGGATTCCACTCTTCGTCTTCGCCCAAATCATCAGGCGGTGGGGGGTATCCCCATTCTTCGCCAACCTCGACATTCCTTTCAACAACCTCGATGTCAACAAATGGCTTCGCCTCCTCCCACACTTCATAAAACTCTTCCGGCACTAGCGCCCATCCGTCCGGAATACTGATGGGGTCAATGTCGCTATCCACATTATTATGTGCACCATTATCCAATGGGATTATCTCTAAAGTTAACATATTTCCTCCTTATCCAATTACAACCCACCTATACGTAACACCGGCCGCATTAAGGGGGTTAGATCCGTGGTCATCTCCAAATGTAGGCATCCTAATTGTCTCAAATCCCGTAGCGAGTCTATTCACAAAAGACCTTGGCGGGGACCCCCATAAATTCCCGGCTTGAGGGAATCCGCCAGCACCCACCGGCGCTGGCGGAACTGCATGTGTTGTGAATCCGCCGTCTGCATTATTAATAAATATCATCATTGGGTGAAAATCGGTTGGCACGAAATTATTCGCAGCACCAGTTCCAACATAGATTCCATCTTGGAATCGGCTCATCCTACCGGTTGCCGGCAATCCTAAAAATGTCCTTAGGTGTGCGGATGATGCGTGTCCATTATTCGCCCAGCCATTCCCAAGCACCGGCACAGCTGATATAGCTGGGTTAAACGTGCCAAATAAAGTTGATAGCAGGCTATTTGACCCAGCGAGAGTTGCGACACCAGTCCCCCCTTGCGACGGGCTTACCCGGCCATTTTGCGGCACAAGTAAAATATCTTGCCATGGGTGCACTGTTCCTCCCACAGACCATCTCAGCCTGATAACCGGCTCTGGGTTTAGGTTAAAGGCCAGTATGATATTCCATGCATCAAATAAGTTTATCCCTAGAACTTGAAATCGAGATACACCTGGCACGCCAACAACTGTACTTTGAGCGTCTCCAATATAAAGTCCCGGCGGGGCTTCCCGAATCCAGTCATTAATATTAGGTGTCATAGCCCTAGGGATTAGCCTTGACCCGTCTATCCCATTAAAAAGGGCAAGCAATTCGGCTAATGCGTTGTTCGGCGTTGCATTGTCTCCAGCTAAATTAAGTGCAGCCGAAACAATATCGTCAAGCAATGTGGCTTTATTTATGGGTGTGCCCTCAACTTCCGGCTCGTCATCTAGCCGGAAGTATCTATGCCCTAAAAGGACTCCGCTTTCATCTTCCTCCGCAAACCTTATTGCATTATTAGGCGTGACCTTTGTGCTTATTCTGTCTACCATTTATAACAATCCTCTTTTCTGCCCTGAGCTAAACGTTCCACTCCACCTAGTCGCGGATTCAAGCCCTGCGATTGATATTGTAATGTCTAGTAATATTCGCTCAACATTGTTCAGTTTCAGGTAATGAGTCCATGGCAAGTCCGGCACGCTGGGGGTCGTTGGACTGGTAAATCCGGTAGCCCTCAATGACTCTAGGTCAAGCCTGAATGCGTTGATATCCGACTCCCTCGGCATGTCGGTCATCACCCATGTCTCTTTGCTTTGTAAAGGCGCGGTAAACACACCCAGCAAATTCAGTCTATTCTGCACATACCGCAAATTATTCGCAATTCTATTTAGCGTCCAATGGCTTCTTGCCCCAATATTTTCTGTTAAGTTCCCTCGATTTTCGTTTGCGTAAACAACGTCCTCATACGTCCTGTTGATTGCAGGCATTTGCCAATTCATCAGCGTTCTCTCCTAACCACGTCACCCACTATTTCCAATTGCGTCCTATTTGCCCTGAGGTCACAAGTCATCGAAGATATGACTCCAACTACCGAGTTTCCTCGCGTTTCAAGTTCTGCTATATACCCAACCTCCAAGTCATCAAGAACACAGTCTCGCTCAATGTGCACTCGGCTTTGGTAATACGCCAACAGGCGCCCTGCTAGATAATCGCCTCTGTCCGGGCTTACGAGGGTATACCCCTCCACGCTTTCTGTTATGCCTACGCTTCCTGCACGTGGCGGGGCTTTGACCACATGTGTCAACAGACTGTGGTCGAATGCGCGTCCAGTTACGGTTATCTCAACAGTCTCTGATGTAACGTTTAGCACAACATAATTAACATGGCTTACTACGATTGTCGCACTGGATGAGACCGACACAGAATGCAGCGGCTCGGTAAACCGAATTTCATTTCTGCCAAGAGGCAAAACCCCTCTAAATGCTTGAACGTCCTCGACAATAGGGCTATACCTGTGCGAAATAACCGACACTTTCGAAATGAACGGCTTTGATTTATCTATTCCGCCAGCACTATATTGCTTAACACGTGGAATAAAAAACGATTTACCATAATCTATAAATCCGATTCTTGCAAAACGGTTTGGCACAGAGGTTTTTAGCACCTCTATTTTTATCCGCCGATAGCCTCTAACGTCCTGCACCCATCGTGCCGGGCTTTGTTCGAAAGTGTGAACCTCTTGGCTTATCTGCGCTCCGCTTTCGTCATAAAACGTTGCTCGCATTTCCTTTACATGCTCATATGCATATGGAGAAGATACAAGCGTTGCGCCACTAAAGTTATGTGTTGTTGCAAAATTAATAGTTATTGTTGGTGGATTTGAAAACTCTCCGCTATCATCGCTCATTGATTCAGATATCCACCCAAGATGCCCATCTATGGTGTTTGGCAGCTCCTCCAACAGTCCATCAAGCAACGTGTAGTTTGACTCCAATGACGGAAAGAAATATGGGGATTGATGAGTTCTTAAATTGTATGCTGGAGCTATGCCCATCTCATCATTTGCTGTAGGTACACCGTCACTTTTAACATCATACTCTCGTCCATATATCCAAACATGGCCTATTCGCGCAGTGTCAACCGTTGCGTGGAGGGCGAAAGCTATGTGCTGCAGCGCTTCCCCGCAACTACAAATTGGCAAGTATCCCGAAATCACGCTAGCATGATATTCGGTATCAAGGACATAGTTTATAATCCCAGTCGGAAAGCATATCTCGAATATTTCGTCAAGCAGCTCAGAGACAGGCTTGTTGATGTACATCCCGCCCATGATTTCATGTCTATCAAGTACTGATATTGCGTCTTCTGCATCAAAATCAAACACAATCCCATCTTGATATACATCATCCCAGCCTCGAAGAAAAAATGTTCCAAAATGCTGGTCATTGCGAAAGATTTTTAGCAGCTGCCCATCCATCATTGTTTCATCGAACTCCGGACTTGTGATCGGAGAGAAAATGCTTTCCCGCGTGCGTATCCGCGCACTTAATGTGTTTATACTTATAGTCCTTGAGGTTGGGTCAATTTCTTCAAGCACTCGGCATTCGCTGACTTCGTCATCGTCCATTTCACGAACTTTACCAAACTCTATTGCCCATATCTTCGCAAATCTATACGGTAAATTTGTTCCCAAGAAATCAATTTTGACGCGCCTGTATCCGTTAACGACCTCGCTTATCTGCGCTACAACGCCAACCAATTCATATTGACCTTGCGAAATGAGTTGAGTTCCAGCCTCATCGCTAAACCACGACACGTTGACTGTTGATATAAATTCAGGGGTATGCGGATAATTATATAACGTTATCCCAGGGGCTGCGATTGGAGCGCTAAACGCAAAACTTAATGATAATGGCTCACTAAACTCTCCTATTTCATTTGACATGATCCCGCTAAAAAAACCCCACGTGTGGACGCCTGAATCATCTGGGAATTCAGAAACGTCACCCCCAAGGACTGTTCCGTTAGGCTCTAGTGTAGCAACATTTAGCGGTGGAGATATGTTATCTTGACCTAAGTCTGGCAAATGCGCCCATGACGCAACGCTTGATGCTGCTGTTTCAGATATATTTGGTTTTGCATTTGGGTCTATTTGCGCAAACTGCACTCTTAGCCGTGTCATCCAACGTGCCCCTTTTTAGCTATAAATCTAGCAACAACGTTACTGTTGTGGACTTTTTCGCCCTCAAACAATAAACAGTCAACGCCATCAACAACATAGTACATTTCTTGATTCCACTCGCGCCCGACCATATCCGTATGCCCAACTCTGACAAACTCACGGCGTCCAAAGCTGAAAAATGTATCCATAAAAAACTGAAAATCAGCATTGTCCGAAACCGGATGGAATAGCTCTATTGCAAAATTGCATATAACCCCATGTGGATCGCGTATCATATCCCAGCCTGGTGCTCGCGTTCTCCCTGTGCCAGAACCATCCAGAATCTCATATCGAGGCGTATATCTAACTATGTCTAGGCCGGGCAGCTCCCGGCCATCTATCGTCAAGAGGGTTAATGATGTCATGTAAGCACCGCCCTAGGTTGGATTCGCGCCCCTCGGCGCTGCCGCTCCTCATCGCCAAGCTCAACAACCGCCTTGGCAAACGCGCGTTTGTCAAGCTCCAATGTGATTTCAACGTTTCCGCCGCCAATACTCCCCACTGCGAGCGCAATACCATCAACAATTTTATCAACAAGGGTATCCATCCACGCGGTGTTGTTTTCAAGAGGCAGCACAGCCTCTTTGCCGCGCTCCCCAATCATCGCTATAGTTGCACTGTCCACAATCCCGCCTTTAGCAAGCTGGGGAACGCTTATCGGCGCGGGCCTTGTCGGTAAAGGCCATGCTGGCTCTCCTAACACCTGCAGCATGTGGTTAATCATCCGGGCTATACGTGTAACCATATCAAAAATCGCATTTTTTGCAGCATTTGTTACGCCCGTTATCAGGCTCAGTACGCTGTTAAACATTTGTCTAAAAGCACTAACAAAGCCTCCATATGCAGACTCCGGCGCAGCGACGACTGCGGTCATTAGCGAAGATATTGAATCCCTTGTCGCTTGCGTAAAGCGACTCGTCCTGTCGGTGGCCGCCGAGAACATGCTCCCCCATCTGCTTATAAACGCCTCAGATGTTGCGCTTACGACAGCAAGCTTCTCATCTTTTAATGCTATTAATGCTTCTAAAATAAGCGGGAAAGTGCCCTGCAAGCCCTCTTTTAAGCTCATCCCTAACAGTTCCCCAAGCATATGAAACGGCTCAATGTATGATTCGCCAACCGTCATCGCCGTGGACATGACTGAGTTGAGTGCACTTGAGGCCTCTGTTCCCGCTCGCGTAATCCCCACACCAATACCGTTAACAAGCTCCATGCCGACTTCATCGCGCATGACTGTCGATGGAGAATTGATGCCGAACAAGCTTCTAATGCCGCCAAGTATGTCTCTGCCTACGCCCTGAACCGCGTCAACAGCTCGTCGGGCCTGCCCTTGTACGCCAGCGATTATGCCATCAATAAATGCTCTACCAATTGCCGGGAACTCTGAGACCGCGCCCATAAACGTGCGGATCATGGTCATGTAAAGATCTCGAACCGCCGCAATGATTTGAATCATTATTAGTGGCATGTTCTCGATTAGTGCTATAAACAAGTCAAACCCTGCCGAAATCAATGCGGGGATATTGTTTACCAAAGCGTCTAGTATCCCCACAACAATTGGCCCAATCGCACTCGCCACAGATGTTATTATTTGAGGAAGTGCGCCAACTAACGCTGTGAGCAAATCGATTCCAGCGTTTATTATCAGCGGGATTGACCCAATAACCGCCGCCAATACGTCATTGATTATTTTGGGGATTACCTCAACGATTGCATCAATGATTTCGGGCAGGTTCTCGACCAGTGAAGTCAAGAGCGCTACGCCAACCTCTATGATCTGAGGTATTGCACTCACGATAAACTCTATCAGTGCAACAATTAAGTCGGGTAAGATCAAGAGTATGTAGGGGATTGCCTGTAAAACTGAGTCTACAAGCGATGTTAGCAGGTTAACCCCAGCATCGAGAATAGCCGGGATTGATTCTGTTAAAAAGCTTGTTATTGCAGATATAATTTGCGGAAGCTCCGCGACAATAATCGGGATAGCCACTATTAAGGCTTCTGCCAATCCGTTTATTATTAACAGTGCCGCGTCGGACAGTTTGCCTAGGTTTTCCGTGATTATTCTGGGGATTGCCAAGAACAACTCGGCAATAAATTCGCCAAGCATTGCCCAATCGAATTCGCTCAAAAGCCCTATTAGCAAATCGAGCGCACCACTAAGGGCAGCGCTTATAACCTTGACAACGTCGGTCATTATCCCGACCCAATCAATTTCAGAAATCCACCGGCCGAGTTCTTCCCCGACTTCAAGCCAATTTGTTTCCGTTAATGCCGTGAGCAATCCATATAAAAGCCCACGCGCCCAAGCATTTTTAGCCTGAGCGAACGCAATAAAATCAAACGTTTGAAAAAACTCGACTATAGCTGATGCGATAGCCGTGCCAAATTCCGCAAAATCAAAATCACGAGCTATTGCCGCCAAGGTCTCTATTATTGCATTAAATGCTGTTGCTATAGCCCGAGCAGCGCGTGTAAATATCGCACGCCACTCAATGCTATTAAGCGCCTCTGCAATTTTTCTGCCTAAATTGCCCCAATCAACGACTTCAAGAACTTCATCAACCAGATCAAGTAGTCCGAAAGCCCAAGCGTTAATTGTTCTTGAAAATAAATTCCAATCGAAGTTATCAACAAGCGTATTTATTCCGTTGCCTATGGCTGCACCAACATCCCGCCATGGGAATGTCGTAGCGAATGCATATAAAAAATCAAGGGCCGTGTTAAGCCCTTGTGCGACAGTGTTTCCAATGGCGTCCCACATGTCTTTATTTGAGAGTATCCCCCCGAGAAGCGCACCCAGGTTTGACCCTAGGGTTCTTGCGCCCTCACGAACAGTGCCCCAAGGGATTCTGTTTAGCTGGGCTGCAATCGTATCCCCGATTCGTTGCCCTAGTCCGCTCCAATACTCAAGATCAACCTCTGCAAATATGTTTCGGAGTCGCTCTGCGAATTCATCAATCCACGACACGTCAGAGACCTCAATGTCAAAATCGAGTCCACCGCCACCACCGCCGCCACCGCCTCCGCCACCCTCCGCAGCGGCTTGGTTTATTTCATCAAATGACGCGAGATGCCTGCTTGCTCTCTGGGCTGCCGCCCCTGCAGCATCCGTTGCACTGGCTTGATCGTATAACGCCCTTGCCGTTTCTCTAGCCTGCTGTCCAGTCCGACCAAAAAGCGTAGCCATAAACTGCGCAAGCATGGCCGTGACTCTTGCAAGCAATTGCATAAACGATATTAACGCGGGCTTTATCACTTCCCAGAGCGGCGCGAATGCTGTGAGCAAATTGACGCGTATGTCATTCCACGCTGACGCAAAGGCTTGATTCGCCATCAAAACATTTCCCATGCCCTGAACCAGCGAATTTATGCCATGCCTAAGCAGCATGAACACTGCACCCATTAAGACAAGCCTATTTAATCTCCGCCCAAAATCGCTAACATTTCGCCCAGCTGTGCGGCTACCACGACTTATAGTTAAAAGGTTTCTACCCATGCGGAAAAGTCCAATAGCAGCGCTGCCAGCGGCGGCGGCAATTGTGCCGAGAACCGCCCCAGTTCTGCGCATCGACCTTGCGGCAACGCCTCCGGCGCTCTGCGCTGCCTTGCCTATGCCGGCAAAACTCTGCTTGACCCTATCTGCGCCAGTCATCTTAGACAATTCTGCTTGAAGCCCGGCGATTTCAGCCCTTATCTTCTGCGCATCCTCGCTGGTTGATGGGTCTAATTTAATCCGCTCCATCTCCTGCCGGACGTTGTCGGCGCTATCTCTTAATCGCTGCAGCGTGTCATCAACTGGATGCAACTTCTCTGCCAACTTGTCTACCGCTTCAATTTGTCCACTGAGCGCCTCATCATCTAGCCCAATATCTCGAAGCGCCTCAAGCTCGCTTACGGCTTTTTCAAAGCTTTGTACAAGCCCCTTGCTTGCGGATTCAACATCTTTTATTTCATCCTCAATACCTGCAAGGGTTGCCTTCATTGCTTTAAGTGCTTTCGGAGCTTTTTCTCCGGCTTCAAGGGCATTCAGCTGCTTTTGAAGCTGAGCAATTTTAGATTCGGTCTCTTTGATCCCTTTTTTGAGCTCAGCGTTATCCAATTTTGTGCTGATTCGGACTTCGCCTGAACTTGCCATATTTAGCCTCTTTCTGCTAGCATTTTTTCCCTTAACGCTTTAAAGTACTCAGCATTATCTGCCTCGCGCTGCATAACGCGAGCATCACGGACAAGTATCCGCTTTTTGCCAATCCGCTTAATCGCCTCATGGTCTGCTTTGGTCATTTTTGCTCGATTATCGTACCACATTGCACGCAACCGCATGATGTTTGCATATTCGCACCCCTCTGGAAGATCACGCAAGTGTGCAAGAAATTCGTCGAATGTCACATCATCACGCTTAACATTAACGCCCTTGGTTAGCAACGCGCTAAATATCATGTCTGAATCCTGCTCTATCGCAATATACCCATACGGCGGCATGTTTGATTTTCGCCTGTCATCCTTGTCTCCAAAGGAATTAAGATAATCGGACGCAAGCTGCACAGCCTCAGCACACCAAATTGACGGCACCGGGTCAAGAAACATATTCTCAACAAGTGCCGTCACATAGGTTATGCTGTCGATCTTCCCCACCTCAAAGGCTTCATACGCTTTCCACGCCCATAGAGCTTTTGAGTAATGCTCATTAATGACATATTCGACGCCATCAACTTTGCATTTTGTTTTAGGCGACTCTAAAAGCCTGTTCATTATTTTGGCGCTATATATGCTGCTGCATTTCTCTTTGCGTCAATCGCCGCTTTTGTTTTTGAGGCCTTTTCAGCAGCTTCCGCTTTCCCTTTATAGTCCTCTATCCCTTTGCGCACCTCCTGAAGTGCGCCATACATTATCGCTCTATCTGGACTATCGTACTTGAAAACGAGCTTTGCTGATCCCTCTCCGAAAATCGCGTCAAAATTATCTTCAAGCGCTTTTACGAAGTCCATCATTGCATCAGCGTCAGCCCCCGGCGTGTCCAAATTTTGGATATTACTTGCGTATTCTGCCAGAAACGGATCTCCGGGATTAAACTTTAAAGTAAATTTTGGAACGGTATCGCCATCAAGAAAAATATTTATAGGATATCTGCTATCCTGCGCCTTTACGGCAAGACTTACGCCTCTGGGTGCTTGTTTGCCCATTGGTCAACATCTCCCTTTTCTTTCTTTTCTGTGCTCTTTTTTTCTTGTTGCGATTTTTCTTGCTGAGCCTTTTTTTGCTCAATATATTTTTTTACGGTTGCCATAACTGCCTCCTATACATCCGAAAATGTTTGTGTTGCAAAATCGAAATCTTGCTCTACCCTTGCGCCGGAAAGCGCAATATCAAACGGAATGTTGTCCGCATCCGCGGCAGCTCCCCCCGCACTTTGAACCATAAGGTCAGCAATTTGCTTAAACGCATAAATTGTTACACCATCATTGTCAACCTTTGCTTCATAAAAATCTCTCTTGATTGCGTCAAGCTCCGCTTTCGTTTCGTCAAGATGCTGCAAAAGCAACCCCAGCGGGTCGTCTTGCCGCGCATAAAACGGATCTGTTGATACACCCTCATCAGATCGGGTGCTTGACGAAACCCTACGCCCAAGAACATTCCTTGTCGTTTCATTGTTCCACGAGATATCACGAGATAAATCATCGTTGTCCTCGCCGATTAGGTATAATTCAGGAGCACCAACAGCAGGGTCAATTCTTGTATCAACAAAAAATTGCCGTTGGAATCTATCCTGCTTTGCACTTGGATTTGTAGCTACAGGGCTTACAGACATAAGTAAATATTTCCTTTCAGTAAAATGCCGTTAGCGGCTAATGTGTCAATTGATATTCTGCCACAATTTGAACTTGGTACTCATTTCGTCCATCTGGCAGAATTGCTGTTTGCGCCCCTCCAGACGCAGAGATAACTTCGTGATTCGTCATGCTAAATCGCGGCAGCATCGGGTTTCGGTCAACAGTACCCCTCAACGCGTTTTGATCATTAACCCAGTTAATTAACCGGGTCAAGGAATTGACGGTATCCCTACCGAACACGTCGTCATTCGCTAGGCGGTATAAGACTAGCGCAAAGCTTGCGGTTTTTGTGTTCACGTGCTGCCCCAGCACATTTTTTCGACGCAACACAATGCGGTCTCCAGCAAACCTCAATGCAGCCCCCGCTCCGTCCTTATCGCTGTTTTGATGTTCCGTCAACTGCTCATAGTCTGCAATCAGACCCTTATAGGGCAAGGCGTATGGGTATGACTCCAGAAAGGACTTTACTGCGCTAATGTACTCAAATTCGGTTATCATACAATCCCGCTCTCAATCATTCGTTGGAACTCAGATTCCCACGTTTTCCGCAAATCATTGGCGGCTCTTTCTGTCCACCTTGCCCCAGCCTGAGGGTTCGCTTCTTGGTTAAATGTCAACGTCTCTCCGGTTGGAATTTTCGTTCCGCCCCGTTGCGCCCATGCGCTGCCAGTTTCGGGATCAACCATAAGGATTCCCTCCCACAAAAATCGACCCATTGGCCCAGGATAAGCAAGCTCGCCTTGGTCAAAAACTGGTTCTGAGTGGATGTAAGACAAGTTCTCAAAAGTGCCCATAACCTTTGGCATATAAGCCCTACTTCCGTCAAAAACAATTCTGCTCCACTCTTTTTGCGCTGCAGACCCCTCACCAAACCGCTTGCCCAGATAGCGCTCAACCCCCGCCAAATCAAGCTGCACTTTAGATTTGACTTTCATCCCAATCACCCCCGAAGTAAAATATGATGTGTTCTTAAGGTCAACCCGCGCCTGTTGTCCTCGGGGAGGCTGACAATTCTTTTTGCGCCCGGAACGTCCCTCAGAAAGGACTCTTCCGCAAGCGTTATTTCTGCAGAACTACCCCAGTCGGCAATAAGCGCAGGCGCGTCATGCCCTACAATGATTGTCGACTGTCTCGGATTTGAAAAATCTGCAGTCCACTTGCCGTCAAGCTCAAGCTCAGGAAATGCCGCCCAGTCGTGCGCAGGCACATATTCCATGCTGGGCTCTAAAAAGCACTGCAAAAATGCACTTTCGCTTAACAGCACCCCAGTATTTCTGGCAATAGAATTGCCATCTTCCCGCCAAACCGCATTGTGCAGGACTCTACGCATAGACTTTATCTTTCCATCTGGACGAGTCCACCGGCAGAAAATCGTTACGGTTTGCGCATTTGTAACCACTACATCACCGCCCTGCTTACAAGGGCGTTCCATTCGTTCGCCGGTGCCGTCGATAACATATCAACGATGAGCCGTCTATAGCGCCGCACTGTGTCCACTTGGTCTTCTGGTTTCTGCAATGCATACGAGTACCCAGCATTACTTTCTGAAATTACATCTCCTGCTTTCGGAGCACGAGCGTCTTGATATAATAGCTCCGCAACTTTACATGTGGCTCTCCGCAATTGATGCGATGGCGCACAAAACTCAACCGCATAGGCGTTGTTTGCGTTAATCAAGTCCTGCGCTTCATGCAGCCAGAAAGCTATCTCTTCAGGCGGGACCGTGGGCGCACGCCCTTTTAAATATTCAACATAATCAGTAACGTCTGCCCACATGCCTATCTCCTATTCTTCAGCCGGTACAGCTTTGGCTGGTGTCTTTTTTGCCATCGCCAGCGAAATTGACGCACCGCTTACTGCGCTTTCGTTCGTTACGAGTTTCGCGATAGCGATAGCCTTCGGGTCATATATAACCTTCCAATTGTTGCCATTAAACAGCTGCGAGTCCGTAGGCGACTCCGACCATTCATCATCAGGCACAATGAAACTGAACCCATTTGGATGGATGGTCTCACGCAATCGAGTATACAGAGTCTCCTGCCCACCATTTTTCTCTTCGTCTCGTTGCGCTGCGGATGGCACGTCTACACGCCCACGAGCGTTTCGAAGTGCGCCATTACCAAATATGTACGTTGTATACTCTCCTCCTGCGGTGTACGGCACGCCGTCATCAATAATCGCAGTTAATCCATTAACGGATGCGATATTCATTGGCCGCTGAACGCCATTATCTAACGTCTGTTTCCAAAACTCCAAGACTTGGAGCTTCTCCAAAGTCTCTGCCACCTTTGAATGCATAACCGCTAGGCTAAACTGCGTTTTGTTGTCACCCAGAGCCTGCACCATCAACGAGTTGATGGTTGTTTCGGCAATGGGCGAGCTGCGCACCATCACGTGCTCAGCCGCGAATTGCTCGGAATATGGGGTGGTATCTGGCACATTAAACAGCGCATTTGAAATTCCTATCATGATTTTTTGGCGCTGCTTGTGCCAATATTTCCCAACTGTTGACCCGATGTGCGTCATTGGATCTGATCCACTTAGCTCACCCTGAAAGTCTCTCGCTACAAATCCTTTTGACCGCCCAAAAACGACGCCGCTTTGAGCTTTCGCACCGACTGGGGTGACGCTAATATCTGTCTGCCCATCGTAATTGCTGGGATCTCCGTCAAGGACGTTGTAAAACGGAATTGTAAACAGATTTCCGTCATTTTGAATCCGCGACTGTATCAGCGCATCATGTACCATCGCGCCGGAGTCAATCATTGCAGTTAACACCGGGTCTGGCTCTTCCGTCCACATCTGAGTAAATAGCTCTGAATCAAACGGAAATCCTAAAAATGTTGATGTTTCTCTTGGCATAAATTATCCTTTCTGTAAGGCTGCATACCCCTCTGGGTTTTCGTCCTTGAATTTCTTTTTATCCAAATACGAAAGCACCTTGAATGCCTCTAGCGTCATTGCGCCGGGAGGGCTGCCGCCTGCTCTTCCACCATATAGCGCCCCCTCTGGGGGCGGTGGGGTCTTTTGCTTATCTTCTTCAAACAGTTCGGGGTTTTCTTCTTTAAACCTCTTTGCTGCATCTGCAAAAGTTTCGCTCTCAACGATGCTTTCTTTGATTGCTGGAATGTAAAGCTTTTGCTTTTTAACATCCGTCAACCCAAGCTCAGAAAGCGTATCCCTTGCTGCGTATGCCGACAGCGCCTGTAACGTCTCGGCATGTTCATCGCCTGCCGCCTTGAGCTTTTTGTCAAGCCCAGCAATTTTCGAAAGCGCATCCTTTAGCCTATCGCTATCAGTCTCCTTGTTCTTTTTGGCCTCAAGGTAAGCCGCATAGGACTCTTCATCAAATCCCATTTCTGCAAATAACGCCGCACGCGCCTCAGCTTTCCCCGCCTCTAGCCCCGCCTCTAGCCCCGCTGCGTGCCCTCTGGTTTCGCCTTTGCCTGCCTCTTTTGCGGCAATTCTCGTCAACTCTTCTTGCGTAAAGGTTTTGAGGGCTGCATCATCTTTCTTTTTATCCTCAGCGCTGGGAGTTGTTACATTAGTCTCTTCTGACATCGCTATAAGCTCCTTTCAGTTATAGTCATGATGACTTAGTCCGATTTGTGTAAATCGGTAAATTCCTAATCCTGAATGTTCTCAATCTCTCGCCTATATCTGTTTGCGCTCCACTGGTCATGAATAATCGTATCCCCACACTCAGAGCATTCGATGTATGGCTGCACTCCGTTTTCTCCACCATTGATATCTTTCCCTGTGTAAGTAATATCGCTATTGCACTTTTGACATGTGCAAAGAAAGTTCTTTGCGCTGCCCTTTACGTGCGTCTTGACCGCCACTCAATCACCCCCCTTCAACGAAAAAGAAAGCCATTCGGCTCCCCTTGCTTAAAAATTATACAGTTTGTTTTGACTTGGAGTGTCCACCTATAAGTCAAATCATTCCTTTTGAACACTATCTGTATAATAACTTATGTTATCCGCTCTCTATCGAGTTGACGCCGCATCCCAGTTGATTCGGTAAACTGCTTTATGCGCGTACTCCACGCTTTCACCTTTTTCTTCTCAACCTCAGCGTCAAGCCCTGCAACTTCCTGGACTTCTTTCCTGCGCTTCCAATGCCTTAACCCTCGCTCCAAATACCTTAGATGTTGGGACGCTTCATAAGCGCATAATTCGCGCTTCGACCCATCTAGCAATGTTTCTGTATATGTCTTTGCGGAATACGCTTCTAACTGCTCTGCAGTCCATCTCCGGGTCGAGACGCCGGGATAAAACGGCGAGTAGCTATGCCGACAGTTAACGCCCAAAAGTCCATCTACACTCCCATAGCCTGTAGTTTCTATAAAATCCGGAAATTCATCCTCTGTAGCGTCTGCCATTTCCGGCCAGAAATAAACTTTGCCTTGCCACGCTTCATGGTTTTGATGCCCATCCCCAATATTTCTGGCTCCCATGTGTGCGCTGACCTCCACGTGGGTTGCTCCACGCTCAATAATGCCTTGCTTTGTAATTTCTCCGGCAGTTTGAGCAACGCCAGTGCGTATATTCATCGCTATCGCAGACTCTATTGAGATACTGCGCCCTGACGCATAATTAAATGTCCGGACGCCCTCACTTAGCATAGCGTCAACACCCTCAGACAAAGCTTCCGAGTAACTGTGTGTTCCGGCAACAACTTTGTTGTACGCCACGTTCAGAGTCCGCTCAAACAAGCCTGCACTATTAATAGCAGTCGTGCCAGTTAGTCTCCGTACCGTTCCGAACTGCTTATTAATTCCTGCCTCTAATGCGGTCATCATTGCTGGGGACTGCCTTATTTCAATAGGCCGAAGCCCTGCCTCAACAAAAATTCGGTTATCATATGTGATTGACTTTATAGCAGCATCCTCAAACAGTTCTCGTATAGCCATTTGAGACATAGTGACTGTTGCATTAACGGAATCTCTGATAGCAAACTCCACGTTCATTCGGCTCGCCAAATGGCGCTCAATATCGCTTATTGCAAGCCCAACGCCTTGAGCCGACTCTACCCGGCGGCGAAGCGTTGATGTAACCTCCACAACCCCTGCAGTCTGCAACCGGTCTGACAATTGCCTTGACAGTGTCTTTAATATGTCCGTATGTAAATCAGCCATTAACAATTCAATGTCTGCAAGATTGCCGATCAAATAATCAGGATGCAGCACTAGTACTCATCCCCTATCTGCGTTGGCAGCTCATCCTTTGCCAGAGCAATAACCTCTTCTGGGATCAGTGCAAAAAACTCAGAAAATTCTTTCAGAAACGCCCTGACCTCTTCTGCTTTTACAATACCCAACCCAGCAAGCCGAACGAGCGTGTCAAGTCTGCTGTTAAATATTTCTTCTCGCTCTTCTGCTGACATAAATTCTGACCAGTGGAATGTCAACGCGTCCTCGTTATATGCTCCCGGCAGCCCATACGCTATGGCGACCTCGCTCATGACTGCCACAAGTCCTTTAAGTGCGTCTTCTGAGTTTTCTTGCAAGCCCTCAACCAAGTCCTTAAAGCGGTCTTTGAGGTGCCTCACTTCCGTTGCTGTCCTTGCGACCTCCTGAACCTCTGAGATTGTGCCTCTGGGCACTCCGCAAATGTCCTCAATGTTGCGCTTTATTTGCTCAAGCCTCATTGATAATGGTGTCATGCGTATTTCAGGCGTCCACGCCTGCATTTTGTCATCATCGCCCTGATGTATCCGGAATAGCCGCTCTTTGCCTTTAGGCAACTCTACTTCTCTCGTTGTGTTCCTCGGATTTAGCGCATCCACCGCACCAGAAACCTGAAACCTTTCGACAGGGGCGTCTATCGCGAGCTCTGACCCCTCATTTTCCCACTCAATTCTAGCATCCTGCTTGTCGGCTTGTCGTATCCGAGAAACAGCCCCAGAAAAAATGGCACTATTTTCGGGCGCAGCTAACAGCACGAACCATGGTCGCGAAGTGTTATTCCAAACGCTAGACGGCTCTAAATCCGCCCACGCAGCAACACCCGCCAAATCTATCTGCAAGCCTATCTGACCTTCCTGCCCAGACTTCCACGCCGTGTTTGTGATGGAATAAGTTCCATCACGCCAGTCGGCGTGAGTCAATAACGTATAATAAACATCTCCGTCTTTTGTGCGCTCAACGAAAACGACCTCTTCAAGCGCTCCTTGGTCATTTTTCCTGATGTGGTAATATGTCCCTGATTCGGCGATGTTCACTAACACCTTGTCGCCCCGAACAAATGGTCGGAAAATTATTTCGCCCCCGGCGCAAATGCTTTCAACGGTTTTTTTCATTGCTCCAATCACTGGCTTATATTGGTCGTTAAGCCACTCGTTGTCAGAGACTTTGGATTCAAGGCCTACCGCCGCCTTTTTGGCCGTTGCGGAACATATCGTTTTCGCAAGCCCAAGGCTAGGTGTGTCGTCATTATTCCATGCCGCACCCCCCGCATAAACTTTCCGCCACGTTTGGATATCATCTATTTCGTTTTGCGATATGATAGGGCTTATCTTTATTGCAGCCTCAATTGTTTTTACAGGAAACAACACCTGCCACCACCTTTTTAAAACAGACAATAGTCCCATTACTGCCCCTTTTTCTTCCAAACGCTTTCAAGCGCATATCGCACTGCGTCAATTGCGTGGTTGTCTTTATCTGGGTAGCCGCTGAGGACTTCCCCATCTTTATTTTTTTCATACTCATAGCTTGTAAACTCACTGCACGTATAGTCACACCCTGTGTCAATAATTATCTCTCTGAGTGATTGCAGCCACTTAATTGAGTAATCAACACTGCCAGGGCCTTTTTCAGCCCCACTCATGTTAAACCCCCATGCTTTAAAGTCAGCAACGGATTTGCTCTCAGCCGAATCCGCTGTAATCCTTACGTTTTGATACCTAGTCAACGCTCTAGCTGTGGCTTCGTTTGTTGACTTCCATCGTCGTTTTTCGCCAAAAATATAAAGGGTTTGCCTTGCTGCATCATAATGCATTTCCGCAAAATGCAGCGGGTCTGGGAAGTACCCCCAGTCAAGACCATAGTACAGCCGGTCAAAATGATCTAGCTCCTCAGATGTTATTTTGCGTACTGTTACATTTTCGAAAACGCTTTCACCGGTGCCAGTAGCCTCTCCATCGTATTCGTGGGCATAAGCTCTTGGGTTTGACTCCTTTAGTTGGTCTGCCAAGTCAAAAAACGCTTGCCCTAACCACTCAGGGGGCATGTCTCGGAAGTGCCCATGGTGCATCATCCGCTTGGGGTTATCTATTAGCGCATCTTTGTTAATATGATGCCTCTGACTTATTGGCGTATTGTATGACCTGAAAATAAGCCCCTCGTCACCGCCCCTGAATGCTGATTGCAAAATGTTTCGCCACGCTGCCCCGCCCGGTATCTGGTCAGCCTCTTCCGCCCAAATGATGCCGATATGCATATCTTTTGGGGGCTTTATTGACTTTATTTTTCCAGGATCATCCGCACCGCGAAAATAAATAATCTGACCTGTATCTTTGCGCAAAATTTGCATGGTGCTTTTTGGGCATAAAAAAAGGTCTGTCAGACCTAGTTCATCAATTGCCCAAACTACCTGAGCATATACGCTATCTCGCATTGTGTCCTTGACTTCCCTGACAACAAGTCCGCACAATGCCGGGTTAAGCATTATTTGATCAACCAACTTTAAAGAGCAATACGATGATCTACCACCACCACGACCACCCTTTAAGTCATACTGCGAGTGCTTCCGGGCGTTTATGTCTCGGTCAATGTCTATATATGATTTTGCAATTGACGCCGCCGGCAGTCCTCGATACTGATTTGCGACCTCGTCCATAGCATACATGGCTGCGTGAGAGGATTCTTTCATCCCAAGTTCACGAGCCTTGAACTCGAGCTCCTGCAGCTTGCCTTTGTAGTCTCGGTGCATAACCTGCTTGTCGATCAAGATGCCCATCGCTGTAGCCAGTCTTGCAACATCTTTTGTGTCGTCGATTAGGTTAAATATTCTGGTTATGCCTTTGTCATAAATCGCAAGAACGTTATTTGACCGCTTCTGCATCTCCGAAAGGATGTCTAGCTCAAGCTCTTCTTTTTTGTCCGCAACCTTTTGCGTCATTGCTGCGTCTTCATTTACAACTCGCTTTACGGTCCTATCCGAAACGCCATGTGCCCGCGCGACCTCTCTAAGGTTTCCGCAATTAACATAGTCAGCTCTTATTTTTACTTTTTGCTTTTCCGTCAAGCGCTTTGCCATCCCTGTTTCTCCATAGAAAAACCGCTCTTTCGGACGGCAATTCTTCTATTTCTTAGTTCTGTGTGTTTTTAAAGTCTCTTGATATTTCGCAAACTCTCGCTTGACGCTTTCGGGTGCACCAGGCTTTAATTTGTGCCCCCACCCAGTCTTTTTAGGCTCGACCCACTTGCTGCTCAATATTTTGCTGTCAATCATAATTCCCTCCTATGGCCTCCGCCAATTCCGCATTATTATTAAACTTGCATCACTTGCATTATTCCCATTTACAGCCCAATCTGCAAACGCTTCAGCGACAGCCTCTCTGGGACTTGCTCTAGCATAGTTCGATATTCTCCCGGCCAATCCCGCTTGTGTTAGTCTGCCGGATGTCCGTCCTCTATTATACTCCCTGGCCGCTGCTGCCATCGTTTGCTCTGCTGTCCTGATCCCTTGCGGTGGGTCCCGCGTTAATCCGTGCGCGACCTCATGGGCAGCTACCCATTGCCTTGACCCCCAGAAATTGCCTGACCGCAATCCGCTTTGAAGCGTTATATTGCCAGACCCATCTATTATTCCAAGAATTCCACCGCCAAAATCACCCTCTCGAATTTCCGATATGTTTGCAAATGCGCTTATTTCTGGGAATTCGGCTATTCCGCGACTCAGCGCAACGGCGATATCGCGCATGACCTCTCTACCAGCAAGCACGGGGTCGACCGCCACGCCGCCGCCTACACCCTCACCAGCCCATCTGCCACCCTCTCTGCCGCTCCCAGCTTTAGCCACGTTTTGCCCCCTTATAATTATACGGAGGGATCTGCTTAAAGTCAAACGTTTCGAACAGTTTTTTGCAGTCCCTGTTGCTTGCTTTCATAAATAATTCCGATGGGCTTAATTGATTTAAAAGTTCGGCCAGCTCTCCCTCAATTAAATCTTTGTCAAGCCGCTCTCCAGTAAAAGAATGCGCACACATTGTTTTTTGCGGAATCCCCGCAAATGTCCACGGCTCAATTTTGCCTTGTGCCCAGGACAATGAGCAGATAACGTTAACGCCATGGTCTTGCCAATATCTTCCGCACCATTGCCTCCGATACGTATTATAAAGTTGCAAAGCCTTTGGCATGTCTGAATAATTTGAAAAATCAGGGGATACAACTGCTCTGCATTTTTTGAATAGGTCAAGATATTTGTCCGGGTGAGTCCAAACCACATTGAACTGGTAATCTTCAATATAAAAATGAATTGCTGTGTTCTCCGGGTCTTTTATCTTTTCTTTTTCATTAAAATTAACCCAGACAACATCTGTCATATCAACACTGCATGGCTCTATGGTCGGGATGCCCCACTCGTTTTCTATAGGAATTATATGTTTAAAAAAGTTTTCTAAAGTTTGTCCGGTCAATCTGAATGGCGCTTCATCTTTGTCGATTTCCTTAAACTCAAAACCGAAATCTATCATCTCAATTCCAGGCAGAGAGTCAAGCTCTGCCTGAAGCTGAGGCATATCAAATCCTGTGGCTAACGTAAGTTTGTTATGCACTAAGCCATAAGCACGGCGTTGCTCGTCAGTCAGGTGGTCAAGCCTTATTGCGTCAACTTCTGATTCCCCACGCCTTTTCAGGGCCTCGAAGCGCCCGTGCCCCTCCACGATGATATTATCTTTGCCCCATACTCCTATTGGGTCATTAAAGCCAAAGCTGTCAATACTCTTTTCAATTTCCGCGAGCTGTACTTCTGTGTGCTTTTTCGAGTTCCCAGAGTATGGCGTAATTGATTCTATTGGGATTTTTTCAACAACCATCCGCTTGCCTCCCTATAGGTGCAGGCTACTTAAAGCTTTCGAACCCTTAATGCCAATCGAGCTATCCAATAAAACACCGCATAAAGCACTTTTTCCCACGTCTTGGAGAATTTCCCGGGATTATACGCTCTTGTTCTTTTGTTCATAATGCGCCTACCGCCTTAAACGCTTCAAGCATTTTAGGGAATTGCGTTGCAATCCAGTGTACATTGTGCTCAGTGTCTATCGGCGATCGCGATAGCCCACTCTCGAAGATGAACGCATGGATAAGTTCGTGTCGCATTGTGAGCCTTGATTGCGCGGCCCTTATCTCGTCAATACTTAAAGATGATTGTTCATCGGGGAACATTTCTGTTTCGACATAAATTTGCTTATCTAAATAAGAGCAATATCCATGAGCATTTTTTAATTCCACGCAATCGGTCTCTGTGGTTTCAATGATGCGGTATTCTGAGCCTAAGATGCTTATTTTTTGTTCTTTCATTTTATCTCCTCTGCCACACCCATGTGTCAGCCATGGTTGCGCCATCATACTGAGCCATAAGCTGGGCAGATGTCAAAACGTGCGAGCCCTGTGGGTCGTAATCCGCACCACTGCCGACATTTTGCCAAAACCCTGTAAACTCCGCATCATTTGGCACATTTACAAGACGAGCATTTGTTTCGAAACCAAAATGCTCACCAAGCTTTAATTTGCTCAACCTGTGTGCATCTTGAAACATGCTGCTTTGCGATGTTGCGTTTTCTGTATCCCAGCTTGATATATCAAGGCTTGTCACTCCGCTAAATGCAAACATGGTGCTAAATGACTCAACGTTGCTTGTGTTCCA